AAAAAACAAAAAAAACACAAAAACCAAAAAAAGCAATAAAAACAAGACTAGAAAAAACTTAAAAAAAGAGATTGCGTTCCATAGTTTTGAAAAACAATATGAAGAATCTCAGAAATTAAAATTAAGAAAGATGTGGGAAGAAAAAAAAACAAAAAAAAATAAGAAAACGAAAAAGAATCGGATATTGGAGGAAAAAATTGGAACGAATAGAATTTCAGAGGCAATGACAGGTGATAACGTTGAAAAAGAATTAATAGAGCTATTTAAAAAACCCTTTTCGCCAACAAAAGTAACTCCTCGCAGCGATTTTTACACTTATATCAATTATATCTGGCTAATGGATACAAAAAAGAAAGCGTTTATAGCACCAAAAGATCAGCGATACTACGTTCAAATAGACGATTTTAGAGTAACCCAAGACAAGGTATATCGCGATTTGATTGCCATTATTGAAGAGTATATTAAAAATAACTCCGATAAGAAGGCGCAACTAATAAAAAATATGTATACTTCATTATTAAACTTGAATCCAAAAACCACTAGAAAACATATATCAAGGGTTCCAGAAAAATACACAGAATTTATTGCAAATGATGACTTGTGGAGATATATGGCACATATTAACCACAATGAAATGGTTTGTTGGGCTTGCCCAATTCATTGGAAAGTAATGGCCGACGACAAAAATGCGACCGTTTTTCGCAATTATATATCCTTGCCAGAGTTGTCTCTCTATGACGCGGAGTTATATTTAGACGACAACACTGGAAAAACTAAAGAATTTATTAAATATAGGAAAGACGTTCAAGAGAAATATGTGCAATATGTTGACGAAATATTTGACGCGTGTTTGGGCAAAAAACATGGTTTGAGTGGAAAAAATGTATTTGAAGTGGAAAAGGAAATATTATTTGCAATGGGATGTAATAGTGTTAAAAACGATTCCCCCGATTTTTACAATGTCGTTAAAAGCGACGAAGCGTTTGAAAAATATGGTTTTAATTGGTATCAGTTTGCAAAATATCTCGGGTACAAGAAAGTTCCAGATTTTTTCATATGCGATAGTTTAAATTACTTAAAATGCATTTGCACGGTTCTAAAAGACAATTGGAAGTCGCAAAAATGGAAGAGTTATTGGTTATACATACATTTCCGACAAATGATCAGATTTGATAAAAAGTTGGTTTACATTCATTATAATTTCAATGGAAGATATTTGCACGGAATACCCGGTCATTTCCCATGGGATTTATACCCAGTGTTTGGAATGTCTATTACATTTAATACATTTTTAACAAACGAGTTCGTGAAAAAATTCCAGAATGATTCAGTTATAAACTATGTTCAGAGCATGGGAACAGACTTAATAACCGTTTTCAAAAGAATAATATATAGAAATACTTGGTTATCGCCAAAAACCAAAGAATATGCATTGTTAAAATTAAAAAATATGAAATTGGATATTGCGGTTCCAAAAAATATGAGAGAAGACCCATTATTGGATTATAAATCAGATGATCCTTGGGGAAATTTATTAAAGATTACAAATTGGAGAACACACAAGTATATTTTATTAGAAGGGGCAGATGTGCTTGACGTTCCTCAAATTAGTTGGAATGCGTTTAAATTGATCGGTCAACAAGCCTATATAGTTAACGCTATGTATACACCAACCCAAAATTCTATTTACATTCCTTTAGGTTACTTGCAGAAGCCTTTCGTGGATTTAGATGAGAGAGGCATAGAATACAACTTGTCTCACATTGGGTTTACTTTGGCTCACGAAATGTCGCACGCACTTGATGACATGGGAAGCAAATATGATTATAAAGGGAACTTGCATAATTGGTGGACCCTGGAAGACAGGAAGAAGTTTAAGGCGATACAAAATGATATTATTAATCAATACGAAACCTTTGCGTCTTATGATAATATAAAATTTGACGCCGCGCCAAGCATAGGCGAAGATTTAGCAGATATATCCGCCATGGCAATTTGCACGGAATATTTAAGAGATTTCCAAGATTATAATGATGATATCATACCCATAAGATCTCTATCTTTTCAGGCCTTTTACGTTTATTTTGCCATGCAACAAAGACAGCACATTTACAAAGAAGCCATTGAAGCTCAATTAAAAACGAACCCTCATCCTCCGGATAAATATAGGGCCAATGTTCCATTGTCGCGCTTGGAATTATTTAGGAGTTTGTATAATATTCAAAAGGGGGATAAAATGTTTTGGCCATCCACTAATACTGTTTGGTAAATAAACATCTAGGAGAATTAGTATTTAAAAATATTTAGCCAAATAAAAAATCCTTTAAAAATATTTTTTTTGTAAAGTATATATATAAATGGCTAAAACTCATCGTCGTCATCACCGTAAAGGCGGGCAAGCCAAGGCTATGGCTTCCCGTTCCGCTGCTCGCGCTGCTTCCCGCGCTGCTTCTGCTTCCCGCGCCGCCTCCGCCGCCGCTTCCCGTGCTGCCTCCGCTGCCCGTGGACGCTCTGCTGCCCGCTCCGCTTCCGCTGCCCGCTCTGCCTCAGCTGCCGCTTCCCGCGCCGCGGCTGCTGCACGCATGGCCTCTGCCGCTGCTTCCCGCTCCGCTGCCGCTGCCCGCCAATAAGCGTGCAATAACGGTCTTCGTTTAGCGAAGCTATAATTTTATTATTTATTGATCGTGCAATAAATAATAACAACATGTTAAATCTCTTTTTAAGAATCTTGCTTAGGTTTTGAAATATATGGCGCTACCAGTTTCTCTCTCTCTCGTTCAAGTTGGTCAATGTGTTTTTGAGTCGTTTGAAAGATTTGACTCTCAACAATGGCTTCGTATATTTTTACTCCCTCAACGAAATCTGTTTCGCATTTAAGATATAATTCAATAATGAGCCTGCGCGTATCAACTATTATCTCTTGAAGGCCATCATTTGTCAAATCTGGATTTACTCGGATGACTTCTTTCTTTGTAGTCGGGTCTAAAACGTATACAAAAATTTTATTTATAATGGCCAACAATTCGTCTTGTTTCACGTTAACAGAATGGATCATAGATTTCAAATTGTCAGCATATTTTACGAATAATTCGTCTTTATATGTTCCTGTTGCCGGGCTCGTTGCGCCATTTTTGCAAAACTTTCTGTCGCCATAATCGCGAAGTTTAATGTCGCTGAATTTTGTTACATCTGAAGGAATATCTGCATTATCCGTAAAGGCCAAATAAAAGCGTTTCAAATCATCTTGGAACTGTTTTTCCGTCTCCGGCGTCATCCCCATAAATTTACCAGTTTTAACATCATAATCTCCGTCAAAATACAAGTCAATTAATTCGTTAATTCCGGGTTCCTCATTGAGATAATTTGTTTCGCCATTTTTATCCAAATTTACAGTGCAAATATCTGGTTGAATCGTTATCTTTTCTTCTCCTTCTTCTCCTTCGCCATATTCTTCGCCTTCACCATATTCTTCAACAATCTCACCCATGTTACTTTTTCCTTTAAGAGCATTTATTCTCTCGCTACAGAGATTTATTTTGGAAACTGTGGTCTCGGAACCTTCAGGAATTTCCGATTTTTGCATTAGATTTCGCTTTACAGTGTTTCCAAATGCGTCCTTGTAAACGTATTCAGGATTAATTGTAGTGACAATGGCAGCAAAAATATGAGCTATTTTAATGTAAAACTTTGCAATATCATTGCAGTAACCCATTTTTATTTCAGACTCGGGGATATTCATGTCATCAATGTCTGCTTTTTTAAAGAAAACGAGTTTTTCAGAAGACTCTACGCCAGATTCAATACGCTGAGCCAACTTTTTAACTTCTAAATCACTAAAATACTTATTAATAATGTCGGATGTTAAGACAACCAATTCATCGCAATATTTTTTTTCATGCAATTGGCTTAAACTCTTGAAATCCATCGTTAAAATGTAATAACTCGCAATAAAATCAAGCGTGTCGCCGAGAGTTATTAACTTTTCTTCTGTTTCTCCATCTTCTGATCCACCGGATTGAATATTTGAATATAAGGATATGCTATTTCCCATATAATATACTACTAGAACAAATAAAAATAAAACAAACAAATATGAAATAAAATTGATATAAAAATATCTCTTGAATAAGAAAAGTAGAAAGAATGAGCAAAGAACAAAGTAAAAAACGAAAGGATAATCCACCAATAAATAAAGTAGAATTGTGGAACATATTTGACACTGAGGTTTCAAAACCGGCGACTCCTTTAGAGTGCATTTATAGGGCATGCGGAGATAGAGAAAAGTGTGACCGGTGTGATTACAATTTAGCATTTTCGGATGAAGGGTTTTTGACATGCACTAACACAAAATGCGGGATCATTTACAAGGACATTGTTGACCAGAGTGCAGAGTGGAGGTATTACGGCGCAGAAGACAATCACGGAAATGACCCGACGAGATGTGGTATGCCGATTAATCCACTATTGCAGGAGTCTTCTTTTGGTTGCAAGGTATTGTGTTACGGTTCAACGTCTTATGAAATGCGAAAAATAAGGAGATACACAGAGTGGCAATCTATGCCTTATAAGGAAAAATCGCAATACGACGAATTTCAAAGAATTACTATTATGGCGCAAAATGCTGGCATTCCGAAGCTTATCATTGATGACGCGATTAGGTATCATAAGAAAATCTCGGAATATGAACTCACATTTAGGGGAGATAATCGGGATGGAATATTGGCGGCGTCTATCTATATATCATGTAGGATCAACAACTACCCTAGAACTGCTAAGGAAATCGCAACAATATTTCATCTAGACGTTACAAGCGCTACAAAGGGGTGCAAAAACGCGCAACTCATTATTAACAATTTGGAGAAAGATATGCAAAATAATGAGAAGACATCATTTTGCAGGACGAAGCCAGAGGCGTTTATTGAACGCTATTGCTCAAAATTGAATATCAACTCTGAACTGACAAAGGTGAGCCAATTTATTTCCATGAAGATAGAGAAACAAGGACTAATGCCGGAAAACACACCTCATTCAATTGCTGCCGGGGTTGTGTATTTCATCGCGCAAATATGCAATTTGAACATTACAAAGCGAGATGTAAAAAATGTCAGCGAAATTAGTGAGGTTACAATTAACAAGTGTTTCAAGAAGATAGAGAAAATTAAGGATGACTTGGTTCCTGCGATAATCCTTAAAAAGTATTCATCTGCAAGTTGTTAAGACTATAAAATAATTTTGGGTTTTATTGTTTGCAAAAGTTGATAAAAGCAAGAAGAATTACGGGAGACATAATCAACGTGTATTTTGCGAATGGTGCAGCTTTTCTTATTTCTCTATTTAACCGATAATATTCATCGTTTACATAATAGTTTCCATTGGTTCCGCATTTTAATTCAGATTGACGACAAGAATCCGCGTAATCGTAATATATTTCTCCCGACACTAAATTTGTTACGCCGAATTTTTTACATTTTGCAAAACTATCCAAATCAACTGCATAAGGAATATAGTTTTTACAAGTAATGCACTTTGGAGCTCCAAAATTCTTAATGGTTTCCGAAACCAATGATTTATAAACCGACGTTCTAAAGAGGGAACTTCTATTCATAATGGTAATAATTAATAATAATAAACAAATGTTTAATATTATTTTTTGTGATAACAGATATTATAAAGAAAACGTGTATTGATTTTGTGGTGTTAACAGCAACTCTTAAAAGCGCAAGGATATTTATATAGTACGTTTACTAACGATGCATGGAAATACTACAAGCATTTGTACGAATCGTATATTAATGCCTTTGATTGAAAGTTTTATTTGGAAATAAACCCAGATTTGGGAGAAAATGGAATAAATCGCGATTCTATCTCCCCGTAAAAACTTTAACAACGGGTGATCTTGGTGGTCTTGTAATATATTCATCAAAATTGCGATTCCATATATCAAGAGCAGTCATATCTCCCATAATTGACCTGGTTAATTTAAGTTCTAAGTAAAATATGACTGCAAATATTCTCTCCAAAGAACATCTGTCTTCTCTGCATGTAACAACATTAGTCAAATTGTTAATATTATATTTATTCATAATTAATTTTAAAAAGTTGTGTTTTATATAACTTTGAACTCCAAAACAACCAACCCAGTTTTTTTTGTGCAAGTTTATTTTAACAATGTCACTAAAATTTAATGATTCTGCAATCCTTAAACTATTGTCAAGATGACAATCATTGTAGCGACTGTGAAAATGCCACATGCTTATTGCTGGAAAATTGTTAAATTTTTCAAAATTAATTCTTTTATGAAAAAAAACGGAATCATGAATGATAACTGCTCGTTCAAACCATTTATTTCTCTCGTAATATATGTATGGTAATAATTCTCCACGGCCTGGGTATTCAGACTGAACTACAATAAGATTTTTATAATTATGAAACTGTCTTAAAAATTCAGTGTTACTGTTATCATCAATTACAACTATTAATTTATTTGGATAAAAGGTTCTTAATAATTTTACATTTCTATTCCAATACTTATTTGTTTTATCTGAATTAACGTGTCTTGTAATTATGAATCCAAAGTCAAAGTCTGTATTATATTCGCATTTTTTTTCAAAGCAATTGTCAACGTCTTGTTTAAAATTTTCTAATATACCTTCACATTCGGAATATTCAGAAAAGTCTAGCTCGTCATTTTTCATTATATATAATATAATATAATTAATATATAATGGAAATTTTGGCTAATGCAAAAAAAAAATTTAACAACCCAAATCTAAAAAAAATAGTAAATGTATATCAATTAATTTATAGCGGTGGCTCTAAACCTCCTGGATTTGGTGATTATCTTAAATCATGTTTTTTTTTATTACAATTATGCAAAGCTTTAGATTTAGAATTTGACATGAATTTTAAAAACCATCCGATGTCCAAATATTTAGTAGTTGAAAATCATGATGATATAGATTTTTCTAGAGTAGAATATCCACATTGGGCAGAACATGTTTACATAGAAAACAATGGGTTAGATTCATTCATAAATAAATTAAATACCATATCAACTCCAAATTATTATTTGATGACAAATGGGTGGCCTTTAGTTGTAATTAAACAACCTGGAATAAACATAATTAAATCAAAAATAATTCCAAACGACTTTCTTATTAATAGTATAGATAAATTTATGAAGTCATTAAACTTGGAGAAAAAAAACTTTGTAACTATTCATTTAAGATGCAGTGATGACGTTTTTAACAATAAATCTGACCCTAAAATATTGCAAAAATTTAAAAATGCTGTAATAGAAATTTCATTAAAATATAATTGCAAATGTTTAGTTTTGAGCAATAGCAACCGAGCAAAATATTTTATAAGAAAATTAAATTTAAAAAATATATGTTTTAAAGTTAGCAATGTAGTGCATTTAGGGAGTGGAGAAACAACAAATTCGGTTGAGAGTTTTGACAACGGTGTTCTAGACACAATAAAAGATTTTTTTGTAATGGCAAATTCAAAGTTAATTGTATCGTTATCTGTTTATGGATGGGGTAGTTGTTTTAGTGACATGTGCAGTCAAATATATTCAGTACCGATAATAAAAATACTAACACAGACATAGTTAAAACTTACCTTTACTTTTCATTTTTTGGAAACATCGTAAATTTAACTACATAATGCTTTAATTTCTGCTAGCGTTGCTGATATGTCTTTATTTATTATTGTATTTTTTATTGTATTTTCTAATCCAACCTCACGAACTTCATCATACTGAAATAATCCAACGATAGATTTTTTATGCATTGAATGCGCTAATGATAAAGGCATTGACAAATTTCCAATAAACAATTTGCAAGAATTTATTGCGACACATAAATCATAAATATTGGGTGGTTTATAAAAATCAATAGAATCTTCTATATTGTAGTCTTTTAATAGAGTTTTAAACAATGCTGTTTCATTTTCATTTAAATCAATAAATTTAACTGTTTTTCCATAAATTTTTGCAATTGACACAAAGTCTATATTATATGCAGGTCTATAACTATTTGTGCTAATTAAAATAGTGTTTTTAAAGATTTCATTGAAAGAAACATCAATCCATTTATTTAACCCCCAATTTATATTATAATTGTTAAAAAATATATTACTCCAAACAAGTTCTATATTTCCATTTCTCCAACTAGATAAATTTATATCATACGGTTCATTATTAAAAATTTTATACTTTTTTATATATTTTTGCTCTGAAATTAATTTGTATGTGTCAGAAAATGTTGTAGACAAATCACGTCTAAAAGTTTCACCACCAACATTATTTGCAATATATAAAATTCCTTTTCTACCCGTATTTAAAAAATTTTCATTTATTACAGATAATTGATGAATAAAATCCCCCAACAATCCTCCACTAACATATACGATTGGTTTTAATTCAAAAATTTTTAATAATGTTTCATCTTCAATGTAAAATTTTTCTAGACAAATAACTTTAGAAACACTATTATCTTGAATGTCTACATAATTTACCGTTGGAATTTTAATAATTTGCGATATAATATTATTAAACTCAGAAGCAATATTAATACAATCGTATTCTAGGGCCAAAAATAACAATTCTGAAATTTTGTTATAGAAGGTATTTTTATCATTTATAATTATTTTACATTGAGATAATGAATAACTTTTTTGTTCTTTTGTGTTAGAATTGCAAATTAGGTTGTACCAATTTTTTATTCGGAAACGTTTTTGGTTGAATTCAAATATTTGATTTGAAATTATTGCAAAATTTGAATCGTCAACAGTTAATTTTTTTATTGCATCTGTCATATCCCAAATTTTTTCATTTACATACATCAACAAATTGTAATATAAATAATAATTTTTATACTGTTTGCATTCTGACAGTTCATTTATTTCTTTTTTAATTTCTTCTTTTTTTGATTCATTTGCAATTTTTAAAAGTTTTAACTCTAAAATGCTTAATTTATCTATAGCTTCTCCAGTTGATACTTCAAGTCTCATTTATATAATATACTTTTTATTTATATTATAATATTTTAAAAATTAATAATGCTAAATTCAAATGCAAAAAGATTTAGTTAAAATTTTTTCAAATTTTTTTGAAAAATTTTTACTAGACCAATCTGACTTCATTTTTAAAACACTGTCTTGTGTTTTTTCTATTGCTTCCTTTATTCCAATGTTAGGATAACAGTCAATGTATTTGTGTATATGTCTAAATGTGCAATCATTTGTTATAAATAAAGGTCTTCCAGAAGATATTGCTTGGTCTGTAACTGCCGAAAGACCT